GGCACTGTTTAAATATCTTTGTTTATCGTCAACAATTTCACTAATGCTTGTCCATGTAAAAGCATCAACAAGATTTGATGATGTGCTATCTGCTGTAACTCTTACAACTCTGATATCAACAGGAAAAGAACCTGTAAAGGAAACACGATATTCTTTTTGGTAGGCATCAGCAGTTCTACCTGTAATCGTGTCATTAATTACGTCTGTAAAACCACCACTATTGTATTGAACTTGTATCTTGAGATTGACAGAAGAACCTAATAAATCACCTTCATCTGTAGCTTTTTGTAGCTGCGGAAATGTAATTGTAACTTTTACAGCGTCAACGGCAGTATTGGTTATTTGACGAGTGACAGGCGAGGAATTTGTAACTGTAATTCCGACACTTGATGTAGATTGGCTACCTTCTATACCTGGAACGTGGGTTTGGTTTGACGTTCCAAAACGAGGAGTAAATCCTACATTCTGAAAATTAAAATCTGCTGTCTGTGGATTTGTATTGCTGGCACTTGCATTGAGAATGGGAGTATCGTTTAAAAATATGTCTTTTAATGCAGCATTATTATAAGCTGTAGTTCCTTTCGTTAATCCTGCTTTTGATGGAGTAGCAAAACCTTCTATTTCTCCTTCAGAAATAAGATCCTGTATTGACGCAAACTGTCTGCTATTTAATGTATCTGGGGCTCTAAAAGGAGGAGGTGGAGTTGGGGGAGGACCACCTGCTCCTCTGATAATTTTATCCGTCATGCTGATACCTGATTAGTGTCGATTCCTGCTGAGATCACCACTGAGCCAGTCACGATTTCTCCATAACAAATTGGATGGCTAGTTCCTGCTCGTGATGTATTTTGCACCCCAGAAAAACTAAATGATATTCTAGGATCTTGTTCATTATTAAATTCTTTTGGTTCGGGCTGAGGAAATAATAGACTGCTTACACCTTGTATAAGTAAACCTGTTCCAAGATTTGCTGCAAAATTTCCTAAAAAAGCACCAAATTTACCACCTCCAAATTTTAATCCCTCTCCAAATAAAGCACCAAATCCTCCTCCTGCAAAAATGGCTCCTCCTAATAAAGCTGCTCCTAATATAAATCTACCTGTGTTACCTCCAGCACCAATAATAACAGGAACAATACTAATATCAGATTGTCCTATGGGATTATGAATATCTTCTTCTCCTATTTCATAATCGTCAACTAATACCTGATAATAACGATCTGCCATGTGTGCTTCCAACCCTGGAAAGTTACTAACTAAAAACCTAATAGCATCAGCAGTAGAAGTTATTACTGCGTCTAATTCTTTATGTCCGACAAACTCTGCCAGTTCTCCGTAAAGTCTAACTGTTCTGAGCATAGCGATACCTCTTACCAGTACATTTTAACAACCACTCATCGCTTCTAAGTTCTCTAAATCCTGTTCTCCACGCATAACTTTCAAACAAAGGATCATCTAAAAATTCCTGTGGTGTCATATTTCTTTCATAATCTTTCAATTCAATATTCTTTTCTTGCTTATACCAATCTCTAACTAGTGACCAGCAATCAGTAACACCCCAGACCCACGGACGACCCAATAAATCTGGAACGTAACCTTCTGGAATACATTCTCCCCACTCCTCTGTTTTAGGGTTAACAATATGCCACGGAAGTTTACTATGCTCACAACTGATACGATCAGCCTGACTAGGTACAGG